TTTAAATATTGCAAGATTGTTCATCACAAAGATGGTTACAGCTACGCATTTTAAAGATTCACGGTGGTTAAAACCACCCGAGTCGTTTCCCTCTCAGGGCTAAAGCCACTGAGTTTCCCACTTACCGAACTTCTTTATGAGAAAAGCTAGAGAGACAAATTTTCCTCCCCCTTATCCTCGCAGTCCTCGCAATCCTGATGATCCTGATGATTTGGGCTTTTAGATTTTCGATTGAAGAAAATCTAAAATCTAAAATCGTTAGTGTGGGGAAAATAAAACCTCTTTATTTGCAGAAGTGTATCGAATGTTTGCTTTTACAGTAATACCGGGATTGAGAGCCGTGCAGTTAATAGGAAAAAGACCTAAGCATTTATAATCCCCACCAAAATCACCATAAACTGCGAATCTTTCTACCGTAAATCCTTCGATATCATAGACGCTAACTTTTTCTAGAGATAAACGAATTTCTGACCATTGACCATGAGAAATGGTGCTAAAATAAGGCTCATATTGCTCAATTATGTACCATTTCTTTTTCATTCCCTTAACAGTTACATTGACTGTTGCAAGACTCCATCCTCTTCCACCGTTAACAGAAACTATTTCTGCATTCATAATTTGACCGTATTCGAGCGAGTCATCATGTAGACCAGTAACTCCGGCATCTATCCAATTCAGACCATCTTTGATTTTAACTTTAATCGTTTCTCGTTCTTCTAGCTTTTGCTCTTTCCTTGGATGAGGACGTTCATAAGAAGTCATTACAAAGCCATCTCTTGTAAGGTAAAGATACTCATTTGTGTATAGAGGTCTATCAGATACTACAACGCCTTTAAGAGTAAAGATTTTATCATCTTTAAGAAAAGCGTAAACAGTTCCATCATTGTCAACAAAATTAATCCCTTTGAGTTTCAGAGCGATCGCCCCCGCACCGTTAATCATTACTATTTTGCCATTTTTATCTGGAGATATAACCCATTCTCGTCTTTCAGAAAGTCCATATATTCCTAATAAGACTTCATTTGTTGGTTGAGTAATTGGAAGTCTATTCAAGAATGTTTTATCTTGGTCGTATTTAAAACCAAAAATTGAGAAGGAAAATTGTTCTTTGAGTAGTTGTTGTGCAATAAGATCTGGAAAAAGTAGAAAAGGAAAACTGGCTTTACCTAAAGCGTGATTAATCACAGGCTTTTCATTATGAGCAACCCACCAATAAGCCGTAGCCCAACTCAAAAGTTTTAAACTCGCTTCTGATTCAGAAAGTTGGCTTTTTTTCAATCGGTCTTCCAAATCTTTGCGAACTTCTTTGACGTGTTTCATCAACCTGGAAATCGCTTTACCTTCATCTTTATCAGAAACAGCGATCGCTTGTCGCAACCTTTGATTATACATACCTTGTTGTTTTCTAGCAAAATCTATTTGTTCTTGAGAAGTTAACTGATTAGCGATCGGATTTTTCCCGAACAGATTACGGAATTTGTCAGAAGTTAGAGGTTGAGGCGGGGGCATTTTTTCCGCAGCGTCTTCCCAATAAACATTGACATCTCGAATCATGTGAGAGATGGGGTCACGATCGATCGCCTCAGAACCAACATTCATGGGTCGGTTTAGATAAGCTTCTTTGTTTTTGTAATCGGTTTGCCAGACAGGTTTTTTTGCTCCTTCATTCAAGATTTCACCAACCAAAGCTAAGGCTTTTGTGTCTCGTGCTAGGTCATTTTTGAAGCGATCGACTTCATCTTGCAAAGCTTGTGACAAAACTTCGAGAACAGTCCGACCACTACCATCGGGGATTACGACATTAGCCAAACCTTTAGCTTGAGCGTGCATGATTTGACTGGCTACCAAACCAGTCAAGTTATCCATCGATCGCAACGCAACTTGTTTCAAGGTATCCTGGATGGGAGACTTCGGAGCTTTGACAACCTTCGGGCGGACATAGACAGAAGGATTAGCTTCCCATTTTTCTATTTCTGCGGTAACTAAAGGCAATTTATTAGCATCGATCGCATCCCCATAATCTCCATCAAAGTCACCACCTTGTCCATAAGGAGCCTCATTCAGCTCACCAGTACCGCCAAAGGTGACGTGAGAAACAAAAAATACGCCTGTGTAACTATCATTCCCACCTTTTTTAACACAATCCCACAACTGAATATCACCCCAGTGACGGACTGGGTATCTGAATGTTATGTGCTTTCCGCCTTTCAGATGTTTGCAAGAGAAAGTCAAATCTGGTAAAGCATCGTCTGGTAATGCCATGTAAGAATTGAAATGAATTGCACCATTTATTGCTAACCGAGTCCACTTTTTCTTCAGACTTCTTTGTATAGAACCCAAGACGTAAGGATGCCTCTCTAAAATTTTTGCTTTGTCATTCTCTAGGATTAAATTTAGAGCCGGGGCGTAAGGTTCAGCATGATCGTCTGTGTCGTCTTCTGGGTTGCCACTAGCCCAAATTTCTCTCAGTTCGTTGAACCATTTATCAATTAAATTTATGTCTGTAAGTTCCGCTAAATCTTTTTCTGGTTTGAAAAGTTTTATCAATTCGTAAATGTTTTTAGCATCAAGAGCTTCAGAAATTTTGGCACATTCTTTTTGACTTGGTGGAATTATTTCTTTCTCGATAATGTCGATCGGAAACCATGACCAGATTTGTGTTCCACCAGCAGCAGTTCTGTCTTGCGCTTCTCCTAATACCGCTAAATTCACTCTAGCAAAAGTATTCGCTCCCATCGCTGGCTTGAAAGTTTTGAAACACGACTCAGGTAAAATCAAGTCGTAACCTTGCATTTTCTTTGGTGGCAAAGGAGCAACAGTACCCTTCCCCCATATCCCTTTTTCTTTTTCTGACCCAGGAATACTTAACCGAAATTGCACAGGGACTTTATCATTATCTGTCACAATTCCATCAAGCAATTCTACCAACAACTCTGAATTAATTTTACCGTGAGCATCGCCAGTCCCGAACTCATTCTCGTAATCATCATCAGGACGATTGTTGGTTAATTTCAAATCAGGAATTACCAAGATTTGTGCATTCTCTAAGCTAAATAAAGCTTTGGATTCACTCAAACTGATCGAACCGTAGTTAATCCGACCCATGTTGCTTTTGGGGGGTGGGAAATAGAACTCCCCAACTGTTCCTTTTTGTTCTTCAGATTTTCGAGTAAATACAAAATGTCCATGCTTTCGCGCACCGCCCGCTATGTCTAAGGAAAAATTATGATAATCATCTAATAATTCTGTATCGAACACACTCGAATCTGTAGGAATTGCACAAATAGAAAATTCCGTATCAGGGTGCATCTGAGACAGCATAATATTTTTGTAGACAGTCTCATTTAACCTGGCTGTTTTGCTTCCATCAGGTTGGGTTTTGTACATCCATTGTTTCTGGAATCCATTCCATACACCAAATTTACTGGTAGATTTGATGCGGATTAGTCGATCGCCATAGATAGCTGAACCTAAAGCAATGAGATTGTAGGTAAAAACAAAGCGTTCTGTTGAGATTTTAGGGTCTGGCATGGTTTATTTTTCCTATTCAAAGTCGTAATAAAAGATATCGAAACTTCCTTCGATATCATCTAACGGAGAAGGCTTTTTAGGATCTTTCTCAAAAACTTGAGCGCACTTCCTTTTCAGAGTAGAAAAATAAATTGCATCTTGCGTTCCGGGAGAGTCATCACCATTGCTAAAAGCGTAAAGTGAATGGCATTCGTAAACAATAACTTTGTTACGTTCAGGTCCAGCGTTGGCGCGTTCGTTAGAAAATTCCACAGTGCGATCCTCTGGAAAATATTTAGGTTTGAAACCGGGGGCGATCGTCCCATCTTTGAGACGAGTCTTTCTCTGAACCCATCGGGCATTATGAATCAGAGTTTTCAAACCTCTAGCTTTGGCGGCTCTTTCGGCAAAAGTATCAGCTCCTGTTGCGCCACCGGAGACGAGGGTGCAAGATGCGGGGAGAGCGTTGACGAATTGTGCGATCGCAATTTCTGCCCATTTATCCTTAAACTCCCGACTACCGACAACAGCAACGTAGGTATTTGGGGGGACGGCTGCACCATATTTAGCATATCGTTGAGGGTCATCAAATTCAGGAATGGGATTGGGAAGTCGAACATTGGGCAAACGGTAATAAGCAACGAGCGCTTTACTACCCGCAACTTTAATCAGTGCTCCCACATCTGGATCTACTTCATCCCACATAGCAAAAAGGTAGTTAAACTTTGCGGGGTCAAAAGGTGCATCAGTTTCTACCCAACCTTCAGGAGTTTCGTTAGGAAGTTGACCATGAACGATAACGTCCTGATACCTTTCACGATAGAGATAGCGTTGAACTTGTCCATCAAATCCGACTTGAGGACCAGCGATGTTTCCGCCAACTCCCCGAACATGAATCACAGGATTTTTGGCAGGTTCGTCTTTAAGTTTTAGATACCATTCCCGGTGCTTGTTGGAAATAACTGTTTCAATTTCTAGTTCAGATCTAGCGTCTAATCCCTCAATCCAATTGAGTCCGATCATACCAACATGAAGTCGATCCTCTGAAGTAATGGGGTCATCGGGTGTAGAGTCCACTTTTCCCTCCTTAATCATCCATAGAGCCGCATTTTTAATTATATCTCCATGACAGGCGAGTGGTTTGCAATGACAGACCAATTCTACATTTTCTCCAGAAGCAAGAGTAGAGGCAATTTTTTCGATCGCCTTGTAGAATGCGCCATCATTAATTTGAAGTTGTTGCCAAGAATATTTACGAAAATCCTCAATGACTTTTTCTCGGTTATTTTGTTCATTGATGACGTAGGGATTATTAAGGGGCGATCGCATAATTTTTTGCGTACCGCCACGACCGATGTAAATTTTTGACCAATCGGGGTTATGCCAATTAGCTGATGATAAACCTTTAGTGCCAGAATCTCGGATGTTGGATACAGTACAATTGCCTACCGATTTTGCTGGTCTTGATGGTTCTGTTGGAGATGGTTCTGAATCTGTGGGTGGTGGAGGTGGTGAATCAGAGGAAGCGGGATCGTCATCAATATCTGGGACGGTGACAATCCAAGGAGTTTTGCCGATCGAAGTAAAATATGCGATCGCATCTTGAACAAACTTATTTGAACCATTAGTAGATGCTAAGAAGTGATCGGACTCTTCAAGCATTTCATGGACAGTGGTTAGTTCGTCGCCTACATAGCGAGTGGAATAAGGTTTTTTTGGAGTTTCTTTAATTTCGTATATCAAAACTGAAGGATATTTACGAGATTTCAGATAAGTTGCGGTCAAAGTATCAAATCCGGGGCGATCGGTTAGTAAAAGTTCGCTAGCGTTTTTGCGATCGGTAGATTGTCGAAAAACCATAGCTTTTTCTATCTCCGTTTTTTCTAATTGTGATAAAGATTTATTTTGCTCCATCCCAATCAGAGAAATGATCAATGGTTTATCAGATGTTTCGATCGGGTCTACCATTCTACCCGTGAGATTGATTCTGCGATCGCCTATTACTTCTCCAGCAGCGTGGAAGCAAAGTCTCTCATCACCGTGCATTACCAATAAATCACCATCTCCTAAAAGAATACTCGTAGTTAGAGTTTTGTCAAGTTTTTTCAATTCTGCTGCTGAAAGTTTTCCGGCTGCATCAACTTTTCCACCTATCAAAAAAGTTCCTTGACCAAAACTGATGCTGATTATTGGAGCTTTTTTGTTTCTTTCTGAAGTATCCTGATGAAATCCGAGTATAGGTTTTTCAGGATTGTTCATGCTGTTTTCATAAAAGTTAATCAGCACAGTTTCCAGTCGAAATCCCGGATAGAACTTTTGACCTACCTTTACCATAAGTTGCCCGATCGTTGGTGGAACTTGTGGCCATCGTCTACCTGTCATTGGGTTAATTTTTGTATACCCTTCTGTAGATAACCATCCATACTTTCCACAGTTTGTCATCTTGTATTTGATGCGTCCAAATTCACCTGCTCGTGCATTGTATGGCGGAGCTTTTTCGACTATCGAATTTATTTCTTCCATCACTACGCTTTTCTGAGATTCTGCGTAGTTTTTGACTATATGAAAGGGCATTGTTATTCTCCTAAATCGGTTTCCAGGCTCCCAATGGGATACTTACTGAATGCTTTTCGCTAAATTCTTCTAACACTTTCTTAGCATCTTCAGCATTCATTTTTGTTGGTACTTTTGTAGATAATTTAAAACCTCCCTTTACTTCTGGTTTGCTTTTCTCTAGATTTATCCCCACTCCATAAATATCCGAATAAACAACTGTGGTTAAATCCAGTAAATCTTTCTTCATTTTATCAAATTCTATAGCAGCATCATCAGCATTATCTATACTTGCGTAAGCAAATCCTGGATATCTTTCGTGTTCTGCTAATAAATAAAAGTGAGAATATGTCACCTTATTTTTGGTTCTCATTGCCAAAATAATGATGACTGAAACCAATAAAATTGGAAGAGCCATCGACGTTAAAAACATCCAGCCAGTGACATTCATATTACTTGTACCGAAGATTGTCATTAGCAAAGTTGCGTTAGTTTTTAACACAGAAGCTGAGAAAAATCGTAGAGCTTCAGCCCCAGCACTACCGGAGACTTTTAGTACGATCGCAGTTACGCAATGAGTCAACGCTGGGATTAAAACTCCTGGCATACCTAGCAAAATCATAAGATCATTCAAAAACCATGATGCTATGGTCGAGATGATTCCCGCCGTCATTGCTACAGTCGCTAGAGCACCACCCACAGCTACGATCGGTGCAACTACTGGCACAATTACCAAAGCACTTGCATTCACTTTGATGCTTCTTATGGATGAAATGCGATCGTTATAAATTGAATTTATTTCGTATGGATTGTGTCCAATTACTAAATTACTCAAATAATTCGGATGATTTGGTGCTTTATTCCCACTGCCTCCTCCAGATTTAGGTGTAGATTTAGGTGTAGATTTAGGTGTAGATTTAGGTGGTTTGATTCCACCTTTAATGGGCGATCGCATAGGTTTATCTCCCATTGCAACCAAAGCTTTTGCAATCTGATTGTATTTGCGCCTAGTAGTAACTCGTTTAGAACCAGATAATTTTGTATCTTCCAATTCTTTAAAAAGCTTATCTCTCAGCTCTCTATTTTGTATAAGTGTTGTCTCTCTTTTTTGTGTAAGCGATGCCCAAGCTTCGCTCACATCCTGAGTGATTTTTATGCCAAATTTCGATAGCTCTGGCAGAGCCAGACTATCATTGAAGGCATTTACAGCATCGCCATAGATGCCTTTTTCTGTGCTAGTAGACTTAGCAGAACCTAGTGCAGTTTGACCAGCACCAGCTAAATTAGAGTGAGCCTTGCTATTGTAAGCTCTGTTGATACCATGAGCTGTTTCTAAAAAAGCTAAGCCACATTGACCTATCAATGCGGGAAACATCGCAACGTTTTCTTTTGTTTCAAGCCAACTCAAAATCGTTTTAGCATCTGGATTACTCAATAATGTTTGAATTAATGGTTGTCCCAGAAACCATTCTTTTGGTGCGTTCATCAGTTTCCTTACTTCATCTACGCCACTCAGTGCTTTTTTGAACCATATATCTGACATTTTTGCTCCTTAGTTGTAGGGTTTTCAGGGTATTTCTTATAATTTTAACATTGTATTTTAAAGTAATGAAGTAAGAAACTGAATCCGCATCAGTGCGATCGCAGCACATTGAGGGACGATCGACTTCCCATACAAACTCACACATTCTCTACGTCCCGGTGTCCTTGGCTTAATCCCTGAACTTAGGGGCGGTTGATTCAATTTCCACCATCCATCAATGCCGATTCCACCCAACCAGGGGGGAATCCCATCAGATAAGCGCACACTTCGGGGTTGAGTTTCTGGGTATGAGACAAACGATTTTGCGATCGCAATGTGCTTTCCAATTTGTTCTGACCAGCAGCAGAAGTTTTGCCGTTGCCAGAGGGCAAGGTGGTCGGCGTAGGCAATGACAAAAACTCTTTTCCTCTCGTGAGGCGCACCGAGCTCCGACGCGCTGATAATTTCAATTTCTGTTTCATAATCAGCCAGTCTGAGTCCGGCAATAACTGTTCGTAACCCTCGATCGATAATCCCTTTTGGCTGCTCAATAACCACAAAACTTGGTCTACCGATGATGATGCACCGGAGAGCTTCAAACCACAACTCTGATTCTTCATGTTTTAGTCCGGTTTTTTTGCCAGCAGCCGACGTGCCCGTGCAAGGAAATGAAACCAAGTATAAATCGGCTTCGTGTTTGGTTGGAATGTACGATCGAACATCATCGTGAATCGGGATTTCTGGAAAGTGCGATCGTAATACTTGCTGAGCCTGTGGATTGATTTCGATAAATTCAATCGTCCTAAACTTCATCTGTGAAATAGGATTGACCAAACTACTCGCTAATTCCCAGGCTCCGATACCGGCAAAGAAATCAATACATTTAATCATGCCAGTAAATTAAAGACGTTTCGGTATTGTTAAAGTACCAAAAGAACTATTAGTTAGAGGTTTTGGTATTGTTAAAGTACCAAAAGAACTAGAACCTCCACCTGAATAACCAGAAAAACCAGAAGAACTACCAGAACCTGAGAGATTCCACCCCGACTCAAAACTCGAACTACCGCCAGATTTGGGTTTTGTAGGTTTTGGAACATTTGCTATTTCAGTTTTATGTCGAGAAGCCATTGCTTCTCTCGCTTTCTTATGTTGTTCCGACAAAGAAGCTTTTGCATTTTTTGCGTTTGCTCTGGTGGTGGTCATATGATTTGCCCAAGTCATGTTTAATGCACTTTTTTGGCTTTTCTGATTAGCGACTAATCTCGCTCTTTGACCTTTGTCTTTTACTAATTCCTTTGCGGTTTTATGTTGTGAAGCCATAACAGCTTTTGCATTTTTTGAAGCTGTACTCGTAGCAGCAATATTATTTGCCCATGTTTTGCTGAGTGAATCTTTTTGACTTTTCTGAGCGGTTGCTAAAGCCGTTCTTTGTGTTTTGTGACTAGCTCGAAGTTGTGCGATCGTACTCATGGTTTTTTCCTCATCGTTGGTGTTTATTTTTTGGCTTTGGCTAAAGCTTTGGCTTTGGCTTTTTCGGCTTTAACAGCATAAGCCAAATCATTTTTATGTTTAGAGGCAAGATTAGCTTTATCTACTCTCCATCCTTGCTCTTGCACTTTTTTATAGCTAGTCCACTGAGCTGCCTCTCTTTTATGTCGAGCAACCATTGCGGATTTTTGACTCGCGTAATTATTCTTGGCGATCGCACGACTAGATTTATCTTTAACTCCAGAAATCCGCGATTTGTAAGCATCCGTTAAAGCTTTTGCTTCTCTAGTTCGCTGAGCTTTAGCGGAACTAATCATTGTCGCCACCGAAACTTTCAGTTCTTTCTGAGATTGAATCAGTCGTGCTTTTTCTTGAGCTTGACGAGCGCGTAACTGCGTCGCACTGAGCGTAGTCGAAGTGTTGAACGTAAGACATCGCTTTTTCTCCTTCATTTATCGAAGGGCCGCTAATTCACTTTTATTACTTTTGATTTGGTTAGCCAAGCTAGTTTTTGCATCGGCTCGTGTCTTTTTAAGATTAGCCGTAGCTGTGTCAATTCGTACTTTCCATAGGTTTTTCACAAACGCTATAGACGCTTTATGATTTGCTAGCATCGCTTTTTTAGCTGCTGCTAGTCTAGCTTTTTCCGCTTTTTTAGCTGCTGCTAATCTAGCTTTCTCCGCTTTTTGTGCTGGTGTAGACATTAGTAAGTTCTCCGCATAAATATATTTTTAGTTTAACAGATGTTTCTAATATTGACAATACCAGTAAGACAAATATAGATGCTTCGACTTAGCTAATTTGAAATGTGCTCTCTACGCTTCGTGATTGAATAAGTTTGGATTTGATTGGATTAGATTTAATAAGCGTTGTTTCCTATATGCGTTGCATGGACAGATATAGAAAAGCGGGATTTTCTATATCTGTTAGGTGACATCACTTCAACCCTTCGACTCTTCAACTCTTCGACTCTTCGACTCTTCAACCCGCATCAGCAAAATCAGTAACGCCGTCGCAATGCTCTCGCTTTTAGGTGTTGATGCTTTTGGTGTTTCTTAAATGGAAAATAAATCATGTTTCGACTATATTGTTCATAAAAATTTCCCAGAAGCTGATTTCTGGTTAATCAACAAAGGTGCGAAGGAAAGTTTGGGTAAACCGACTAGACAATTTGAACCATATTTAACGGGTATCAAATGTCCCGCTTTGATATTGCCTGATTACCAATTCTACCTATGCCTGTATCTGTACGACCAAAAGTTTTGGTATCAACATTCGATAGGTTCCATAAATCTGAAACATTTGAGACTTTCTACGATCAAAGACGTTTTTGCACAGCTAAGCTTAAAGCTTCGTTTACAGCATAAATTCTGGCATTAAACAAGTCTCGTATAACTCAAAATATTGACTGCGATCGAGAATAAGTTCGATTGCAGTCAATCTCAAAAACCCTTCGGCGGAGCGTCGCACCACACATTAAGCAACTAACGAGCGTAGTTCTGATTCTCGAACTTGCACCATTGCTCCATATTTTCTCAGCAAATACGGTGGCATCAATTTAAATTTGTACTGATCCTCAAGCCAAGTCCGAAACTCAATCATTTCTGAGTTGTGGTAACTCCAAGCTTTTACGCTGCGACCGTCTGGGAAATGATAATCGTATTGTTTGCGATCGCGACCCCACGGTTTGTCAGCACGGTAGTTTGCCCAATGGATGCCGATCGAACCATCCATCAAATCAAACTTGTCAACGGGTAGTTTCAGTACAGTTTCAACCCATAGCAACAGTCCTGATGCTTCAGACAAGACTGTCCAATATCCTTTTGGGACGTTGTTGCTGTTCTCGTAGATGGATTTGATCCGCTCTATATATGCACCGATCGAGGGGCGTTCAGATTTCGCTTTAGCAATTTTTTCACATTCCAGAAAGTATTTACGAATTTGCTTGCCTTGACTGGTCTTAGCCAGCATTCCGAGTTCCTTAAAGCAATTCAAAGTTAAACGGTAAGAATGGCTAGGACGACCGCCCATAGGGCTTTTCCGGTTTGAGGCGGAGAAGTCAACACCGTCTTCAAAGTAAGACTTGAGCGTGTCGAGCGCTGAATCTTTTCGGGTATATCCTAGCCAAACCCAAGCTTGTTCTAGATCTACTGGGAATTCTTCAGCAGAATCAATCAAGCTTTTTGCCAACTCAATGTTAAAATCCATGATGTGACCTCTACTGTAGGTTACTCCCCTGAGAACTCGGTGCTTATAACACCATTCGGCGAGGGGGTTTTGTAATTTAAATTATAACTTTTAACATTACAAATAACCGATTGTTTATTGGTACAAACGAGTTACGATCGCCCCTAATTCTAACTACCCTTTGGCTTCCCTCAGTGCAAGGCTCAGTGCAGCGCAACAGAAGCAGTTTTGTGTTTTTTGTTACTGAAAACACGGTGTATGTTTTTTGTTTCTAGAAACCCTTTGGCTACGATCGCGTATCGCATCAGAAACCCTTCGACGCAATTTACCCTGAGTGCAAAATCAATGCTCTCGCTTTTAAGTGTTGATGCGCTGCCCTGAGCGTAGCCGAAGGGTTTTTTTTAATAAAGATTCCCAATCAAATTGAAGCGTTTGGTAAAATCAATGAAAAACATCATGTTTGCGGGGATTAAAGGCAAGGTTATCGAATCAAGTCCGCATAACAATTATCTCGTTGTGGAACTTAGCGATCGAGTAACCATCATAGGGACATTTAGCAATCAGTTTTCGTGGAAGGAAATGCCAGAGATCAGTTCAGGATTTGAGAGTTTTATTACATACATAGGTGTGCGATCGCTCAGTGAAAGTAAAAAAGTCAAGGAAATAGTCACAAGTTCTGGCGGATATTTCCACAAAAACGAACAAGAACCACGTTCATCTAAACGAGTGAAAGGTTTTCCGTTAGAGCTGAAAGTCCGTGGTCTGAATGTTGATTTTGTTGCAAAATTGGTATCAGACATCTAAAATTATTAAAAAACCTGTTGCTTTTTTGCGACAGGTTTCTTTTTTTTAAGAGCATACAAAGCTCTCTGGTTAGGTTAGGCTTGCGCCTTTAGTTTATGAAATTTATTGGTGAAAATCATGGCTATTGTCATCCCATCTAAATCGGAAAAACGCGCATCTGAATTGCGTGACGGATTGCGTTTGTTGGCTTGGGAAGCTTACAAATTCGCAAATAATCTTAAAGGTCAAGATGCCTTTAACGGTTATTCGGATTTTAACGATGAATGGAAAGAACACGATATCCAGAAACTGGATGTTAAGGGACTTGAAAAACTTATAATGTCCCTTGGCTACACAAGTGAGGAATTGATGCAAATGCGCGAGGAAACTTATCAACGAAAAGCGGAGATGAACAAGAAAGCTAAGGACGATGACAAGAAAGCTAAAGACGATGTGCCTTACTAATAAGTAAAGGGAAAAAGATTCAACCATCCAAAATGGTTGAGTCTTTTTTTTTTGGTTCCGCTGATTCCACACTTCACCTAAAACCAAAAATGCTTCACCTAAAACAATACCTAAATACATCACAGCAAAAGCGATTTCTTGAATTAGCACGTCAGATTCCATTAATCTCTCCACTATTTCAACCTGTTATGCCAAATGGTAAACAGTTCAATTGCAAGATGACATCTTGCGGGGATTTTGGATGGATATCCGATCGAAATGGCTACCGATACGATCGTTTGCATCCATTCACACACCAACCATTTGCTCCCATGCCTAAAGAATTTAGCGATTTAGCGATAAAAATTGCTAATTCGATCGGTGAGTTTGACTATAAACCTCAATCTTGTCTCATCAACTATTACCCAATTTCAGGCAGACTTGGCATTCATCAAGATAATACCGAGAAAAACTTAGTGCCAGCGATTATTAGCATCAGTCTTGGTGATGATGCTATTTTTGCGATCGGAGGCAACAAATACTCTGACCGCATCCATGAAATACTTCTTAAAAGTGGCGATATTCTCGTTTTACACGGGAATTCTAGACTCTTCTTTCATGGCATCAAAAGAATCGTTCCTTTTACCTCAAATCTTCTCAAAAATGGCGGTCGATTAAATTTCACGATTCGTCAAGTAATCTGATAAAAAAATTCCTCCCCAATTCTCTGGTTGGGGAGGCTGTCGCCTTTAGTTAATGAAAATTTATTCCCAGGTCATTCGTATGGACACCAGATACAGAGACGATTTCAGACCCATTTCTTCTCTGAGCAAAGAAGAACGCGAGCAACTCAGTCGTGAATGCGATGAACACTTCGCTTTCTTAAGAACGAGGGATGCGATCGAAGATTACAGATCTTACGAGTGGAACGCTTCACCCGATTGGGCAATTCCACTTCCTGAATACAAAGTAAACGGTTACTTTGTCTCTAGGCAATTTATTCCAGATGAAGCTCCAGTAATTCCCACTGGCTGGATTTACGAAACTCACGACGGTCGGCATCTCTCAGAATCGCTATTATCTCGTATGGTGTTTTAGTTAACATCGAAAAAGCCCTAGGAAACTAGGGCTTTTTTTTTCATTAAGATTGTCATTCGATCGCCACCATCAATAATTTCATCAATTGCTTTGCTCTCGCTTTAAGCTTTTGATTTTTATTTGGTGTTATATGTCCCTAAAATTTGATGGTTCGACTACGCTCACCAACCACCAGTTTTATGACGATTATATGGGTGGATTGAATCGCGAAACTCAATACACTTTCCCTGAATTTGAGAAGGAATATCACACAGCAATGGTAACGGGTCATCGGTGGTTTGTCTATCAACCTCCGATCGACAAACTAATCACAATGGCTGTGAATCAAGGAGTCACCCATTTTCTTTGTGGAATGGCGATTGGTGCCGATCAAACTTTTGCTCAAGCATTAGTCGATCGCAAACTTGAATGGACGGCGGTAATTCCTTGTGCTGACCAAGCTAATTTGTGGAAACCGCACCAGCGATCGCATTACAAAAAGCTCTTAGATAAGGCAACCAAACAAGTTACTTTATACCAGCAATATACCCCCGGTGTGATGCAAGCACGAAATCTGTGGATGGTCAAACGTGCCGATCTCTGTCTTGCAGTTTTCAGTGGCGATCCACACGGTGTTGGTGGCGGAACCGCAAACGCATTCAAGATGGCACGCTATCGCAATCTTTTGATCTATCAATACATCCCCGCCGAATCCAAGCTAACAATCATTGAACCAGCTTATCAACAAATGTCTCTGTTTTAGCCAGTTCACCGCATTTTCTGATTATCCAAATCCAAATCCAAATCCAAATCATGAAAAAGAGAATTGCTCCACCCATCCATGTCCGAATCAAAAAGTTTGCTGATGCTGCGATCGCCCGTGGAGATGTTATCTCATGCGATCGCCAACCTGACAACACTTACATCATTACTCTTGCAAGCGACATGATACCCATTACTCATACCGCTGTTGGTGCTGGGACTTTGCTTTATCTCCTTAATTCCGCTTCTGCTTCGGAAACTTAAAACCTAAAAACGTTTCCAGAAACGTTTCTGGTAATGTTTCTGGTAACGTTTCTGGTAACGTTTCTGCTTTCTGGTAACGTTTCTGCTTTCTGGTAACGTTTCTGGTAACGTTTCTGGTTTCTGGTTTCTGAAAAAGCGGTGCGCTGAGCCTTGCACTGACCCCTTCGACTACGCTCAGGGTAAACTGCGCCGAAGGGAAGCCGAAGCGTTGTATCCAATAAAAAACCAAAGCAATATCGCAAAATTTTATGATTGCTCTCGCTTTGGAGTGTTGATTTTTTTTGGTGTTACTCATGGATATTCTAACACAAGATTTCTGGAATAAACAAGTAAATTTGAATGTTTGCTGGACTGATTCTGACAAATTTTTGTTGGAATCGATCAGCAAATTGATCGATTTAGACGCAACTGTCGAACGTCTTCAAGATTTCAATTGTCAAAATTGTTTAGCCTTCACAGATGAGCAAGTAAAATTTGCTTTTCTGAAATGGTTTGAATCTACGATTGAGTCGATCGAACAACAACCCGAATGGTACATCAAAAATGAACCAAAAGTCTTCAATCAAAATCTTCCTTTCGATAAATTGGATGAGCTTATGTATTCCGATGATTTGCGCGAATATGACCCAGAAGAATATTACGCACAAATTGATGCCGAACACAGAGCTTCTGAATTAACACCTGAAGAAATAGCCATAAGTGCTATTTACGATTGGTAGGCACAAGAAAAGCGGTGCGCTGAACCTTTCAACGGAGCTCAGCGCACCACTTATTTAGTTTAGGCTTAAAGGATTTTACCATGAAATATCTCAAAAGAATTGCGGAAATTCGTAAACAAATTGAATCTTTGAAACTGGAATCTGAGGCGATCGAACAAGACGCAATTTTTGAAGCTTTCGAGATTCTTAAATCAGAAGGATCAGTAAATGGCAAAAGTGTAGTTTTCTCTGATACTAATGCTAAAATTGTTTTAGTTTTTCGCAACCGTTACGATGATAAAATTCCGACAATCATACGGTTGGATGAAGACATCGATCGCGAGTATGAGAAACTGTGTCGATCGAACGCACAACAAATCGAAAACAACAAAGCTTACATCCAAGAATTACAAGAAATGATTTCTGTTGCTACACAGAAACAAGAAACTTTTATGGTTTCTGTGTACTTGGAACAACTGAAAAAACAACGGGCGATCGCACTGAAAAATACTGAGCATAAAGTGCCAAGTTTGACTGTTTATGTGAAATAGTGCTCTCGCTTTCCGGTTTTGATTTTCTTCGCCAATATGCGGTAAGGCTGAATAGAACCGCAATCTGAAACAAAAACCAAACTCAAAAACAAAAATCATGAACCCTATCATTATTGACAAGTTTGCCTTCAGGATTCCTAATCTCCCAGCACGCTACAGAGCAAACTGTGGAAAAGATTTCGGAATCTTCGTCACCGGAGAAACCAAGGGCATGAATTGCTCTAAGGCAGAAAAAGCTGGCTTAACTCGTGGCTCATTTGTAGAAATGGCAGTCTGCGCGATCACAAACCGGATACTGACTTTCAAACCTCATTACGAAAATGAATCTTTCACAGAAATTTGGGGTATCCCAGTAGCTGGCGAAATGAAGACCGCATTTCACGAAAATTGCTCAGAACTTTCAACTTTTCTGATTCACCGTCAATCGCAAGACAAAATGAAAGGATTGATTGAAACATTCGGTTGCCAAGCATTCAATACTTGGGTCACAGAAGGTATGCCCGGAGATGCTAATGAATATGCGATCGCCAAAGCATCGGAAGCATATTTCACCAACATTTTTCGCTTTGAATTTATTCAGAGTGAAGGCAATTACGGACCTTACTTTTACATCAGTACGACTGTCCGTCAACCCATTACTCCTTTTGAAGAAGCAGCTCTTAAAGCTGTTAAGCAAATTTACGAAGCCAATCAATTAGGAGCTGGTCACTGCATCGACTACCGATTGATCGAAAACGAACAACTTTGTTTAGCTATGGCTTCATCACCCGATGCTGCGATCGAACAACAAGCTCTTTCTATTCCTCCAAAACAACTCAAAGGCAAAAGCTAATTGAGCTATCGACCTGAGCAAGTCATTAAACTGCTCATTCAAATCAAACTAAAATGGTGGTAAAAATGGGAAAAACTAAGATCGAATGGACCGATCGAACTTGGAATCCAGTAATTGGGTGCCAGAAAAACTCACCCGAATGCGATAACTGTTACGCTGCTGAACTAGCGCAAAGTGCGAGAATGCAACAATTTCCACAGTACCAAGAGGTAAAAAACTGGGACAAAGCTGTATTCGTTCGCAATCAACTTATTAAGCCTCTAACCTGGAAAGAACCATCAATGATTTTTCTTTCAATGGGAGATCTATTCTTCCATACGATCGCTGATGAGGAGATTGATGAAATTTTTGCAATAGTTGCACTAACACAGCGACATACATATCAGTTTTTGACAAAGTTTCCAATCAGAGCGGAGAAATATTTCAGCAATTGCAGAAACCGACTGCGGATGAAAATTGTTGACGTGGGTAGGGCGATCGGAATAGCTCCAGAAATATATGAGGTATGGGAGACTTTTGATTTTGACGACATCTTGCCGAATTTATGGTTGGGAACATCGACCGGATTGCAGAATAGCCTTGATAACAAAGTGCCGTGGTTGCTAAAAACAAGAGCAACATTGAAATTTCTAAGTTGTGAACCGTTACTGGAACCACTTAACTTAAGAAAATACCTCGGACTGTGCTCTGGCTGTCAATCATGCCAGTTTACAGGAAATCATCAACTCTCTAAGTCCGGCATCTCCTGGGTAATTGTTGGCGGAGAATCCGGCAGTAAGGCACGACCTTGTAATCTTGACTGGATTCGCTCGATCGTAAATCAATGCCGACAAGCCAACGTCCCTGTTTTCGTAAAACAACTTGGCGCAATACCGATCGAATCAACTCCTTATATTGATGGAGTTGCACAAAACCATTTCCAACTCAATCTCAAAGACCGCAAAGGTGGGGACATCAGCGAGTTTCCTGAAGATTTGAGAATTCGACAATTTCCTGTAAACTAAAACAATTCACCAATCAAAAACATGAAACCTACACTCTCTGAATTGAAAAACTTGCCTACACTTCATTCTGGACAATTCAGTGATTTAAAAGCTGAAACAGATGATACACGAATCTGGTTATCTCGATCGACCACTGAAGATGGAGAACCCTACAACAACAAAGTTACCATCGAAAAATTCATTGATGGAACTTGGATAATTACCGAAGAATACCAAGCCAGTTAATTCTGACAAACTAAAAAGACATCAAGAACTCACATTCTTGATGTCTTTTTTTTTGGAGTTTATATGTGAATAAAAAATCAACCTCAGAACAAATCTCTGAGGTTTTTTTTTCATTGTCGTGGCGATCGCAAATAGATCGCTTGCGCTTGAAAGTAATGATGTATTTGGAGACAACGGCTATGTTACAAATTAATATCGAAGGTTTTGCCATTAACCTTAAGGAACTCGAAAACGACAACGACGGTTCTTGGTATTCTGGCAAAGCTGGCGATTGGCAATGGAGCATAGAAAACTTTGGCATGAGTTGGGGGATTGCTCCAACTTTTGATGAAGCTTTTGCAAATGCAAAGAAAGAAATTCAAAGTATCCGAAAGGATTTTGACGTTTCTGACCATGACATTTACGCTATGGCAAAACCAGAACCTTCGCGTTGGCAGTTACCAACAGACAATTGCGAATTTTAAATAGAAGCTAAGGCATCAAGGATTCAAAACCCTTGATGCCTTTTTTTTACGGTTCGACTACGCTCACCGACCAAGGATGTTTAGTAAGTAATGACCATGAAAGTATTTTTCACAGGAACCGAAAATCTGCAATCGCTTACTCCTGAAATCTTGACTAGAATCAACAACGTTTGCAATCTCAGAGCTAAAATTCTCATCGGCAATTACCGAGGATTTGACCAATTAGCTTTAAGATACTTGCGATCAATTAATTATCCGCACGTCACAGTTTACGAGACTGGGAGCAAATTGAATTTTGGCTACCAAGTTATCGACGCAGGTAGATATCCGGCGCAGGATATCAAAATGAGTCAACTAGCAGATTTTATGTTAGCTATACACGACGGTAGCCGAGGCGTTGCTAGAAATATTGAACGGATGCCGTCTAACAAAGTTAGAATCATTCGAGTTTAAATAAAAATAACCTTAGAGATTACGGAATCTCTAAGGTTATTTTTTCCGAGTAAACTTGGAGGCTTTTTTTTACCTACAAAATTCCGTATTTTCACTGATGACATTGAAATTGATAATTACTATTATTGTTCTAACCATTATTTTTTTTTATGATTGTTGCTGGTAACGGATATAATTGCGTTTCCAAATTCGTATTTGATGGTGACACTTTGAAACTGGATTTCAAAGGATTTGAATTCACTGCTAGGCTTCAGTGGATAGACTGTCCTGAAATTCAAAAAAGAACCCAGGAAAGTACAGGAGCCACAATCCTAAAGCATTGGGCATGGGCAGAACGCGCAAAAACCGCATTAATGGATTTGGTTTACCAAAAATCTATTATTGCCATTCCACTAGAAAAAGACCAGTCCGATAGATGGGTTTGCGACTGTTATATCAATAAAGTGTCAGCAGCAAATAATATCCAAATCCGACTTTGCAAAGCCGGATTAGCTGTTAGTTATCTACCATTTGGTAGGCATAATTTCAACACTCGCGAACTGGTTCTTTTGAGAGGAGTAATAACAGAAACCGCGAACGCAAACCGTAAGAAAGTTGGCTTTTGGTCAGAGCAAAATTTTATCTTACCCGCAGATTTCAAAAAGTTAACTTTTTAGGAAAAAACCATGAGTTTTATCGATCGCATTATCGCTTACATGGAAAAGAACAAGTACAAAATTTTTCGCAAAACTGGAGAGAAAAATATAGTCTATGTCGAAGGATGTGACACCGATGGAGAACCGAATCCTGATACAGCTAATCATTTTAACGATGTGCGCTTAGTTTTCGGATTTCGGGGATTAACCCCCGTAATAGAAGGTGCTTGGGAAGGGACAACCGAACCCGGTTACTATTACACCGACAATCCCATGAATCCCAACGGTGCCGCTAGAATTGCCTTCGGACAATACCGAGCTTGGCAAGTCGGTATCCACGGAAACTCCGAACCTCACGAAGCACTGGAGCAAGTTGATTTAGTCCGAGTTTGCCGGGATTATAACCGAGATCTGATTCGGACCGGAGATGCGATCGATGAAGGTTATTTTGGGATAAATCAACATTACGGGTATGACCATCCCTACAACGATATTCATACCGCATCGGCTGGGTGTTTAGTCGGTCGTACTCGTGAAGGACATAGAAAATTTATGCGCTTGATAAAATCTGATCCGCGCTACCTTGAAAATCAAAACTTTCTTTTTACCACAACTATATTAAATGGGAGTAAAATATGAACTTTAAATATCTTTTAGATATTATTGCAATAATTAGTGGGATAGCCTCTTTTGTTTTTTGGATATCATCTAATCATGTCTATCGAGATATCCATGATGAATGTAATGAAATCCGAAAAGATATGTTGTTACTTTTTGAAAACCAAGAAGTAACTATTTTGTCACGTATCGAAAAGCAGATTCAACGAAATATTGCAAGAATATCTACATCTGAATCCCGATTGCAATACCTAGAAAAACTAATCGTTAAGGACGAGAATTACTCCGCATTTATAAGCAAGCTGAGTAATTTACTCGAAGATAGTGACTTTACAAATTAGATGAAAAAGTTTTTCAATATAGATTCATTGGCAACCATATTCGGAGCGATCGCAGGAATTGCTAAGGTTTTAGTAGCCACTAATCGAATTGGTTTTGATGATGGAGAATTGATTGCCGGGTTAGCATTGATAGCTTTGGGCATTGTTACCAATAAAAAACCCGATGTCCTCCATCGGGTAAATCGTGATTAAACTTCAAACTTCAGTCCTTATCTAAATAATCGACAAATTGTGCAATTAATGAAGCTGAACCATACTTGCGAACCAAATACTTAAAACAAGGTTTGCCAACCTTAGAATAGCTGCGCGGACGTGAGCCAGACTGACTAAATCCCAGCCCCTCGGAAATGATTTTGCTGGCACTTCGTGATTTATCTAGATAAGCCAAAATCTTCTCAAAAAGTGCATTTTCTGACTCATTTGGCAAGATACGAGAGAAGTCGCTGGCATCCCAGATAAGCGGATAATCCTCTCTGGGCAAGGCTTCTGGAGTTATCTCGGCTTGGATAAGGTTATCTGATTGAGATAATTCCACACCTAAATTATCTGGCTTATCTTGGGCATTATCTGGCAAATTACTTGTGCTGAGCGGAGTCGAAGTATCTGAGCCATTCCCCAACTCCGAGAGCCATTGCTGCTTGAGTCGATCGAGCATTTCAGGATTAGATTCAGCCTGCCAGTAATCCTCCGAAATGCCCATGATTCGATCGAGTTTAACAGAATCAGTTTCTGTTTCTGCAACTGTTTCTACGACTGTTTCTACGACTGTTTCTGTGTCCGAATTGAATAGGTAGTAAACCCAACTTGAGCGTATCCATTCGGGGGCAATCGAGATTTTCATATTCTCAATTAGTTCCCCATCTTCATCTTTAATCCCGGAGATAGTGCCTCGCCACAGTGGCTCCTGTTCGGAGTTGGAGTTAAGTTTGATGATAATGAAATTGCCTTTAATCGCGTCGGCAAATCCATCGCCACCGCCCAACGCAGCCAACGTTTTAGCATGGGTAACGAGTATCGGCGATTCGTTAGCCTTGCGCGGGTCACTAGATAGTTTAGAGCCGAGTTTAGCAGCCAATTCCTGCGTAGCTTCTTCCTGTCCGTACCGCGTCACCTCATCGAAAATAGAAGTGATTGGGATGCTTTTAAGGGTGCGTTTGCTGAATCGATCGTACATTGCCAGAATTTGCGAATTTACCTCTTGATAATTGTGGTGAGCGCCAAAGCCGGGCACTTTTAGTTTGGCTAGTTGTTGCCAGCATTCATCTTTATTTTGATGAAAGTGAGGGTCAGCGATCGATACAATCTGATGCCCGCGCAGGTAGTGCCGACACAGCGCCAGAAACTCTGCAAAGTAACTTTTACCACTACCTTGATCGCCGTAGATGAGAATGGGCTTTTTCATGCACTGCCCAATCCAACCCAACTCGTGTTCATTAATAAACTTGAGCAGCTTGGCTTTCTTGGCAGCGAATGATTCTTTTAAGGATTTGGTTTCCTCAACGATCGCTGCTAATTCGAGTTCGGGTAGCGCGATTTGTTCGGGTTCGGGTTGGGGTAATTGACTACGAATCCAATTCTCCCCATATTTATCAATCATCACTGCGGTGTAAGCAGCCGATACATCATCCTTGTGGTCAGCGAGTGCATATTCGGCTTGGGTTTGGAGCTTCGTAACAGCAGTTTGAATCGCGATCGGACGTGTGGCTTCGGCAATCAACCGCTGTTCTTGCTGCTGGTCAAACTCCCACCTGTCGATCGCCAGTTGCTGCTGTTTTTTGCGGTTGCTGATACAGTAACCAGCGATCGAACTCCCCAGCGCTCCAATCGCTCCACCAGTTCTTAGGTTCGCCCATTGACGGAACGGCATAGGAATCAAGGCAAACCCTGCACAACAGATAGTGAGGGTCATTGAGGCAATCAACTTATTCATAAAGAAGTTCGGTAAGTGGGAAACTCAGTGGCTTTAGCCCTGAGAGGGAAACGACTCGGGTGGTTTTAACCACCGTGAATCTTTAAAATGCGTAGCTGTAACCATCTTTGTGATGAACAATCTTGCAATATTTAAA